TCGAATGCCGGTTCGGATCGCGTTTTGAAAAATGCCAATCTCAAAGTCTTTCGATCCGGACCGGCATCTCTTCCTCGACAAATCATTTACAAAGAACGAAGAATCGAATCGGAGTATTCGGTTTACTTGATCGTATGTAACCCTTAAGGCTATGCACAAAGTGGAAAAATATATTTCTGAATTCCGCTCTATCCTCCACGATATGGTGCCGAGTTGTTCGGTCCGTTCGGATGGAAACAGTCTGCATATCGCTTTTCGGACCGAAGCGGGCGTGATCTCCATTAAGGTGAAATTCTATATCCAGTCGATCCACGCCATGCTCTGTCATTCGGGTTCTGTACATCCGGATTGCCGGGAACAGGCGGCCGATCGCTTTTGCCGGCTCAACCGGTATCTCGATGAATATATGGCTTACCGGTTTTCCGAAAGCGGCGGCCCGATTCTGACGGCCATCTACGATACGTCGTACGATGATCCGGTGCGGGATGCAGGGTTGCCGGAGTTCTGCCATTTGCTCGTCCGGACGGCTCCCGTCGCGCTCGATCGGGTCATCGAGGAATTCTCTGTTTTACAGATCCGCAACAATGAAACATAGCGATGGTAAAGTTATACATCGCTCCTCCGGATGTCCGGGATCTATGATGTTTGTAGCCACGATGTTTTTTCTTTTGTGGATTTTGCTCTTTACATGAGATTGGGAATTATTCGGTCGTCGGTGCGAAGTGCTCTGTCCCGAAATCGCGGATTGACTGCCGTGATATTGTTTCTATCTCATACATTGATGTGCAGTTGATAGTGGAAGCTGTTTGTAAGGGATAGCTCTTTCGCATTCCGATCATTTGTTCCCGGAATAATTTTTCCAAAGGAAAACCTAAAAATACGATAATCTATTCGCTTGGATAATAATTGAAGAGCACTGTATAGGCTGAGATTGTTTATGACACTGTACTGATTCTCTGCATCCGTTCGCCGCCTTTGGTCGGTCAGCTCCATGCTTGGATTTATGGAGAAGGGGGACTTTATGCAGTATCGATTCTTATCCATTCATATATCGTATTATGACTGACATATACAATTGCCGGTTTCTATCTATGTTGCAGGAATCCGGCTCGGGTTCATTCTTACGAGAGGATGTCGAGTCGGCGTATAGGGAGTTTCGAGATATGCTCGTCGCAATTTCCGACTCATCCGAAACTTACACTTCCCGATTCAGACTTTTGACTGACCTTCAAATACGGTTGCAGCTTTTGAATGCCTTTGGTAATTCGCAGCAGAGGCTTAAAAAAAAATGCGCCCATTCTTTTTTATCTTCAGTTGGCTCGGCGTAATACGGAGGCCGAATTGCGTTTGCTCGATCGCCGGGTCTCGAATCCGGAGTTATTCGTTTCGTCGCCTGCGCGTCTATCATCGCTTCATTGGGCGCACCGTTCGATCGACTTGTCCGAGCTGCTGACCTATTTGGATCGAGATAGTGCTTTCGTATATGCCGATGGCCGCAAGGCATCCTTTACGGAGGTTGTTCGCGAGGTAGAGTATTTCCTAAATGTCCGGTTGGGAGATCCGCGCGACGTGAAACGCTGTGTCTTGCAACGAAAATATAAACAAACGGCTTATTTGGATAAGTTGCGAGGTCAGAATTCAAAATAAATTATCTCTGACACCAGTTTCGTGTCAGACTGTTACGAACAAACTTTATCCGCGTGGATATCCACGCGGATAGTTTTATTTGCATATAGTCCGGAATTTTGTTGCAGGATAAAAACCGAATATCATGGGGAAAGATAAAACAGCACGAGCGCTAAACCGAGAAATCGAGCAATTGCGTCACAGTATCGAAAAGTTCAGTACGATGCAGGGAATAGATCTTCAGGAACTATATGTCGCTAAAAAATGCGCGGCCCGTATGCTGGGTATTTGCTATCGGACATTAGAACGGTGGTATAATTCGGGATATATAGATCGTATCCGCATCGGCGGTAGGATTTATTTTCCGAAGAAGGAGTTGTTGCGTGTAGCTCAACTTTACGAGCAGGGTGTCTCGACGCTTTCGGGACAAAATCGACCGCAAACTCTCACCGAACTATACGCAAAACATCAGTACCGTATCGGCCGCAGAATATGAATTATATGCTCGAGATAAAACTTTTCTACGATTGGCTCGAAACGCACGAACTCTCTTCGATGGGTATTACGTTGTGGCATGCACTGATGCAGGTGGCGTCGCGCAGCGGTTGGCAAGATGAGTTGCAAATTTCGCTTTCGACGCTTATCGGTCGAACTTCTTTGTCCAGAACGTCGATTTATAAGGAGCGGGGAATTCTGAAGAAATGCGGACTGATCGACTATCGGTGTCTCGGAGGCCGTCATGCCGGAATCTATGTGATGAGGAGTTTCGAGTCCCGTGTCGTGTCCGCTGCACGAACGCAAACAAGGACGCAAACGAATGAAAACGGCGAATTTGAATCCTCGGTTGTATCCGCCGTGCGAACACGAGTCGGAATACAAATGGGGAATATATATAAACTGAACTATACGAATGATGGAAAAGAAAGAAAAGATGTCGCAGGCTTGCCTGCTCCGGTGTCTACGAACTCCCCGTCCGCAAAAAGAAAAAAAGTTGCGCGAAAAAAAGAAAAACGCGTTTCCCCTCATTTCGATGCGGATAAGTGGCTCGAAAACCTCGAAGCCTGTTGGGGTAGCATGATGCGGATATGGTTGGAGTATAAACGGAGCCGCCGCGAACGCTACAAAAGTGAGGAGTCCGTTCGTAAGTGCTTGATAATGTTGCGCCGGCTTGCCGATGATGATCTTCAGCGAGCGGCAGCCATTATCGACCAGAGCATCGCCAACAACTGGGCGGGGTTGTTTCCGCTGCGCACAGAATCTGTCTCATCTTCGTTTGGCGGGCAGCATCCGGGGCAGATCATTCAGCCGTCGAACGATGAACGTACCCGCAGTTTGCTGGAAAAGTTCGGGCGCAAATGAAATGTGGGACAATGATCTCTTTGCGCAAACATCGACAAGAGTACCTTCACCAGACAATAACAGCAAACCGTATGGACAATCTCGCATCCCTGATCGACCGTCTCTCCGAGGAGAAACGGATCGTCGTCCGTCGCCCCGAAAACCACTCGTGGGGTAGTCGGGAGTATTGCGAAGGCTTGTTCTGCGAGGTGTTCCGCCGCGTGGATCGGTCGATTCGGCTCTACCGTCACTTGCGGGAATATGCCGCTGTGATCGACTGGATGACTTCGACCGCAGGCCGCGGACTACTGCTCTACGGCGACTGCGGACGGGGCAAGAGCGTAATCCTGACGGGCGTCGTTCCGGTGCTGTTGGCCATGAAGGGCTGCCACACTGTTCCGATCCACGCCGACGACTTTCAGAAACCCTACGACTTCGCCGCCAGTACCGCCGGCTACGATCCCAAAATGTCGAATCTCGACTACCTGACACGCACGGCCTATCCCATCATCGACGAATTGGGCGTCGAGCCGCTCATCAACGACTACGGCGAGAAATACGAGGGCTTCAACCGCATCATCAATGCCGCCGAACGCTATCTGAGGCCGTTGTTCCTCTCGACCAACCTCTCGAAAGAGCAACTGTTCCGTCGCTATGGCGAGCGGACTTTCGATAGATTGACTCACCTGTGTCGCCCGGTGAAGTTCGAGGGCGAGAGTTTACGCTGACAATCAAACGAAATACAATATGAAATTGCAACGAGTAATTCATCATTTGGAGGACGGTCGCCGCAAGTATGTGACCCATAACGGCGAGATGGAGAAATGGTCGGAGGCCGAGATCGACAACCTGCGCCGCAACATGGAACGGTATGGCCCGGCCGCCTATACCGCCGACTTCGCCAAGTACGGCATCTCGTCCAAAGAGCTGCGCGAGCGTTATCCCGACGCCAAGATCATCCGCATCGTCGGCTTCGAGACCGAAGACCACGATTTGCCTCTGGATCCCAACATCATCTTCTGACCATGCCGACGATCAAGAGAATCTGCCGTCGTCCGTGGCAGCCGAAGCACGATCCGCAGGCGGGACGCCGCCACGCCAATACGGAGTTCTACCGATCCACCGCATGGCGAAAGCTGCGGGCGATCAAGCTGCATCAGCAGCCCTTGTGCGAGGAGTGCCTGAAGCACGACCGGCACACTCCGGCGCAGATGGTCGACCACATCGTCCCGATCAATCGGGGCGGAGCAGCACTCGACTTGCAGAACCTGCAATCCCTCTGCAACTCCTGCCATAACCGCAAGAGCGCACGGGAAAGACGATAAACCGATTGCCGAACCTTTAAAACGAAAGCCTATGAAGTAAAATGATCCGGATGGAGCGGATGTGTGGTTTGCAATCAGTCGAAAGGCAATGTAGGCATTCGCTCCATCCCATTTTTCGTACAGGCATGAATTGAAATGCGAACGACGCTTAAACTGAACGAAATAATCGCGGAATGGATCGCGGAATGCGATATCCTGCCCTCGACTAAACGGGACTACCGACGTAAGGTCGCGCTGTGGTTCCGGTGGCTGGCGGCGCAGGACATCGACTCCCGCTTGCCCGAACGACGGCATGTGCTGGAGTATAAACAGCAGCTTCAAGCTGAAGGTAAAAGCGTCTATACCGTGAACAGCCTCGTGACGATCCTCAAACTCTTTTACGGCTTCTGCGAGCGGCACGGTTACTACGACAATATCGCCGCAGGGATCAAGAGCAGCAAACGCCACACGGAGTATAGCAAACTGCCGTTGACGGCAGAGCAGGCATTCCGGCTGTTAGACAGCATCGATCCTGAAACAATTATCGGCCGCCGCGACCGGCTGATGATCTCGCTGATGCTCTTCAACGGGCTTCGCACTTGCGAGGTGGAGCGCATCGACATCGGGGACATCTCCAAACGTGAAGGCGAGCCGATCCTCTACATCCAGCGCAAGGGCCGCATGGACAAGAACGAGATCGTCGTCTTACACCCGAACACCGTCGAGTGGCTGGAGGAGTATATCGCAGACCGTGACTTTGCAGAGAACGATCCGCTGTTCATCTCCCATAAGGCAAAATGCGATAACCGCCTTGTCCGGCAGACTATCGGCCGCATCGTGAAGCAGAGGCTCCGATGTATCGGTATCAGCAACCCGAAGATTTCGGCCCACTCGCTGCGGCATACGTTCGGAGCGCTCATGGTCGAGCAGGGTGTGGACATCGAGACGATCAAGGACATGATGGGACACTCCGACACCAAGACGACGCGCATCTATATCGAGATGGCACAGCAGCGACGACTGCTTCATCACTCCCCTGCGAAGGGAGTTGCCGACCTGATATTAAAAAACAATCGGAATTGAAGGTGATGATTAAAGTACAGTAGATTAATGAATTAAGTTAACTATTTCATAGACCGTATTTTACGACTTTTCGTAACTCGCTGATATCGCACAATGAGTATCAAAGAGTTACAAGAGCAAGGTACACCCTTCGAGAGCGGAGGGGAGGGGGTTGAGATTCCTTCCGACCCTGCGAAAAGTAATCGCTCCCCTAATCTCGTGTATGCGCGTGCAAAATTGAAGGAATTAAAAAATACAGAACGAGAGCATTCTCGGATGCGTTCTTTGAAATATTGTGCAAGATAGTTGGAGATCTCGGATTTTGTCACGATATTTGCGTTACGATAATTTCGTAACGATAAATATGGAATCGCATGAAGCCGAATAATCCTTTCCTGATTTCAGGATATTACAGCCCCGAATACTTTTGTGACCGCGAACGGGAGAGTACAACGATGATCGACGCACTGCATAACGGTCGCAATCTGACGTTAATCGCTCCGCGCCGTATGGGGAAGACGGGATTGATCAAGCATGTATTTTATAAATTGCAAGAGGATCGACCGGATGTGGTGACGCTCTACATGGATATCTACTCGACGCAGAATCTGGGTGACTTTATCCGTCTGTTTGCCAATACGGTGTTGGGCCGATTGGATTCTGCACCGCAGAAGGCATTGAGCCGCGTTGCACAGTTTATCAAAAGCTGTCGTCCGGTATTTACGTTCGATGAATTAACCGGTGTGCCGAAAGCGACGATCGATATTGCCCCGGCAGTGGAAGAGACGACGCTTCGGGAGATATTCGATTATCTGCAATCTGCCGACAAGCGTTGCTATATCGCCATCGATGAATTTCAGCAGATCGCCGAATACCCGGAAAAAGGAGTCGAAGCGCAGCTTCGTTCGTATATACAGTTTCTGCCCAATGTGCATTTTATCTTTGCAGGCAGCAAACAGCATGTGATGCAGGAGATGTTCCTATCGGCTAAAAAACCGTTTTACCAAAGTACGCAGACGCTTTCGATCGACCGTATCGACAAGGCGGCTTACCATGATTTTGCCGAGTCATTCTTCGCAGGTCAAGATCGCGTGTTGGAACAAACCGTGTTCGACTCGATTTACGACCGATTCGACGGGCATACATGGTATATCCAGGCGATTCTGAATCGCCTTTACGGATATTCGGTCGTAATCGACATTGCAACAGTCGATATTGCCGTCCGGGAAATCGTCGAGGAGTCGACCTACGCTTACGAGAATCTGTTAGCGGCTTATCCTGCGGGAAGCGTTCGGCTGCTTAAAGCCATTGCGCTTGAAGGATGCGTTAAGGAGATCACCTCCGGCGAATTCATCACAAAACATAAACTCAAGGCGGCAAGCAGCGTGAGCAGCACGATCAAAAAACTGCTTGACTGCGAATTGGTTTACAAGACGCCGGAAGGGTATATCGTCTACGACCGTTTCCTGAACGAGTGGTTGCGCAGGCAGGCATTCTGATCATTTGCACAATATTTCAAAGCAACGGCATCCGAGTTTACAAAACTCGGATGTTGTGTTTGTGTGTAAATGATAGAGCAATGAAAGGCCGCAAGAAGCTACCGGATGAATTGAAAGCCCTGCGCGGGACGGACCAGCCGTGCCGCATGTCGGGCGATACCGCATCGACGGAAAGCGTTGTCGTCAGCCTTCCGCGCTCCGGTCTGAAGGGGACAGCGAAAAAAGTCTTCGAAGTCGTAGCGACGGAGTTGATCCATAAGAACCTGTTGGACCTTGTCGGTGCGGATCTGGTCGTTGCATACGCCCGCGAGATGGGATTGTATCACGATGCGATGCGGGAGGTTGATAAAGAGGGCTACACCCTCGACGTCGAAACGAAGTTCGGCACGACGAAGATCGTCAACCCGAAGCGGAAGATTGCGGAGTCGGCCCTTATGAATGCCAAGTCGCTGGCCGCCGAGTTCGGATTGACGCCCGCCAGTCGTGGCCGCGTTGCTGCCTTGCTGACAGACAACACTCCAAAGGACGATTTCGCAGAATTCGAAGAAGTGAAATAGTATGACCGTCATCAAGAAATACCCTGCAGAACTCTATGCCGAGCGGGTACGCGACGGCGAGATTCTCGCCTGCGAGTATGTGCAGCTTGCCGTTCGCCGCTACACCGCCGACCTCGACAATGCGCTCGACAAGGGGTGGTATTTCGATAAGAAGGCTGCGATGCGTGCCATCAATTTCATCGAAAAGTTGAAACACACCAAAGGCGAGTGGGCCGGGCAGCGATTCCGACTGGAGCCGTGGCAGCAGTTCGTGCTGTGTAATATCTTCGGGTGGAAAAATGCCGACGGCACGCGCCGCTTCCGATACGCTTATATCGAGATCGCCCGCAAGAATGGTAAGACAGCGCTCTCGGCCGGTGTCGGGTTGTATATGCTTTTCGCCGATGGCGAATCCCGTCCGGAGGTCTATTCGGCTGCGACGGTTAAGGATCAGGCGAAGATCTGCTTCTCGGATGCCGTGGCCATCGTCAAAGCCACCGACCTGAAGAACTACCTTACGCCTTATCGCAATTCCATCGTCTACGAGTCGAAGGGCGGAACCTTCAAACCGCTCTCTTCGGACTACGGGACGCACGACGGACTCAATCCGAGTTGCGGCATCATCGACGAGTTCCATGCGCATAAGGATTCGGGCATGTTCGATGTCATCAAATCGGCGTTCGGAGCACGGCGGCAACCGTTGATGTTCATCATCACCACGGCGGGCTTCAACAAATCGGGAGCCTGCTATGCCTACCGGGAGAATGTGATCAAAGTCCTGCGCGGCGTGAACGAGGACGACTCGTTGTTCGGAATCATCTATACACTCGACAGTAAGGAGGAGTGGGACGACCCGAAGATGTGGATCAAGTCGAATCCCAACTTAGGCGTGAGCTTGAGTGCCGACTACCTCGCCGACCAGGTCAAGGACGCCAAGAATCGCCCCGAAGCCGTGCGCAACGTGATGACGAAGAATGTCAACCTGTGGGTCGATGCCGAGCGGACGTGGATCCTCGACGATGCTTGGCAAAAGTGCGCCGGCACGACCGCACCCGCCGACCTGAAAGGCTGCGCCTGCTGGGGAGGATTGGATCTCTCGAATGTATCGGATATTACGGCCTATGTGCTGCTTTTCCACGAGAACGACCGCTTCCAACTGCTGCCGCACTTCTGGATCCCGGAGGAGAAGATGCTGGAGAAGATCCGCAAGGAGAATATCAACTACGACCGCTGGGTGGCCGACGGATATGTCACCGTCACGCCCGGCAACGTGATCGATTACGACTTCGTCAAGGCGGACATCCTGCGCATCGTCGCCGACTACGATTTACATACCTCGGCTTACGACCGTTGGAACTCCTCGCAGACGATCATCGACTTGCAGAACGAGGGTATGGAGTGCAATCCTTTCGGACAGGGTTACGGTTCGATGTCGGCGCCGACAAAGGAGTTCGAGAAATTGGTGCTGACCGAGAAGATCGAACATTTCGGCAATCCGGTCTTGCGGTGGATGCTCTCGTCGACGGTCGTCAAGAGCGATCCGGCAGGGAACATCAAACCCGACAAGGAAAAGTCGACGCAGAAGATCGACGGCATCGTCGCAGCGATCATGGCGCTGGGCGAGTGGATGACGGCGCAGGCCGACGACGAGAGCAATCCGTATGAAAACAGAGGATTATTAACCTTATAACACGATACGATTATGAGCAAAAAGATGAACCGAAAACAGTACAAGCGTTATCACTCGCCGGTTATCGCGGCCGAGCGCGAGAAAGTCGAGGCGGAACTGTCGGCGATGAATCCCCTCGACCCCGAGGTTCGGCATTTCCTCTCGTTCGAGGGCTTCGCGGAACTCTACCTCCGTATGCGCGACCTTTATCCGACGCAGTTGGAGGCTTACGAACGGTTGGAGGATTTCTACATCACCATCACCGGAAAGCGCAGATACTCCGAATTCAGTTCATTCAGGAGAGTGTTGAATAGATATTCGAATCAAAATTATTATATTTGTAAAGCTTTAAGGAAAAAATGATGATTGCATCTCGAAAAATAGAAGTCATAGACTTATTTTGCGGCATCGGCGGCTTGAGTTTCGGCATGAAAAGCAAGGGTTTCGATATACTTGCAGGATACGATCTCGATGCCACATGCCGATATGCCTATGAAACGAATAACGAAGCGAAGTTCATTTATAAAAATATCAAAACGGTATCCGCCGATGAAATCGGCGCTTTATATAGTAAAAATGCTATTAGGGTTTTAGCCGGATGCGCTCCTTGTCAGCCGTTTTCTTCGTATGCATTCAAAAACAAAAAAAAGGATCCGAATAAATACGATTTGTTATATGAATTCGGACGGTTGGTAAAAGATACGTTGCCCGATATAGTCACGATGGAGAATGTCTCTCAAATTTTGGCATTCAAAGATAAACCGGTGTTATCCGATTTCGTGAATCTTTTGAAAGAAAACGACTATCGAGTTTGGGTGAAGCCCGTATATTGCCCGGATTACGGAATTCCTCAAACGCGGAAGCGATTGGTATTGTTGGCGTCGCGATTGGGTAAAATCGAATTGATTCCGCCTACGCATAAGCCGAACGAATATAAAACCGTTAAAGATGCGATAGGCGACTTGCCCGAATTGAAAGCCGGAGAGGTCGATTCGAACGATCCGCTGCATCGCGCCAAATCATTGTCGCCGAAGAATCTCGATCGTATCCGAAATACTCCGTACGGCGGAGGATGGAAAGATTGGCCTAAAGAGTTGCGACTGCGATGCCATCAAACAAATGGCGGCAGTTCGTTCGGAAGCGTTTACGGCAGAATGGTTTGGGAAAAGCCGGCTCCTACAATGACTACCCAATGTACCGGATTGGGAAACGGAAGATTCGGACACCCGACACAAGACCGTGCGATATCGGTCAGAGAGGCGGCTCTTATACAAACATTCCCGAAAACGTATAAGTTTTTCGCCGATGAGCAGTATGTCGCGATTACCAAAGCATCGAGATATATCGGCAACGCCGTACCTCCGAGGCTGGGGGAAATAATAGCGGAAAGCATATCTAAACATATAAACTCGACCGATTTATGAACGCTTACACATTCAATATTTCGCTGAGTATATTGAATCATCTCGGAAGAAACCTATATCGAAGTTTTATCACCGTATTGGGAGAAGCTATTTCAAACGCATGGGATGCCGATGCGCAGAATGTACGTATCACGATAGATCGGAATAAAAATATTCTCATCATCGAAGATGACGGACGGGGAATGACCGAAGAAGATTTTCAAAATAAATTTTTGAAAATCGGTTATTCTAAACGGAAAAATAATATTTCGGCGACCGAAAACGGTAGACCGTTTATCGGGCGTAAAGGTATCGGAAAATTGGCATTATTATCTTGTGCGAAAAAAATAACCGTTCTGACTAAAACCGCAAATACGGATTTGGTCGGCGGCATTATCGATAATTCTGGATTGGATGAAGCGATCAAAGATGATGTTTCTGCGAATGAGTACGAACTGGGCGTTCCTGATTTTCCTGTTTTAGAGAAATTCGGAAAGAATATGATTTCCGGAACAGTTATTTTGTTCGAAGAAATCAATGATGGTATCCGTAACAAAATCGAATACATACGGAAATTAGTCGCTTTGTATTTCCGATTTTCATTGTTGGATCCATCATTTCGTATTTTCTTGAATGATTCTCAAATAACATTGGACGAATTGGCGGATTTGATCAATGGGACACAATTTTTATGGAAAATCAACAAACCTATCGATCCTTATATTTCCGATAAACTTCAGAAAAGCGAAATATTGAAGAGAGAAAAAGATTTGCAAGCCGGAATCGAATCTATTTCAGGATTCATTGCATCCGTCGAGAAACCTTCAATGTTGAAAGTCAGAGGATCGGATGAAAAGGTAAGTATCGATTTATATGTGAATGGTCGATTGCGGGAAAAAGATGTTTTGAAACACTTTCCTACAGCTCGAATCGTCGAAAGTTATTTGTATGGACAGATACATTATAACGCATTGGATGATGAAAACGATCGATTTACAAGTAGCCGAGAAGGCGTTGTGTCCGATGATCCTAAATTCATCGCTTTTCTGAAAGAAATAGAAAAACTATTGAAATTCATCATCGAAGATTGGGACGTATGGCGTACCGAATTGAATCAAGATGGAGATTCGGAGAATAAACGAATTACTCAAAAAGAACGCAAATCGAAAGAATTATTCAATGCAGTCGTAGATGATTTCATTCCGCCGAAAACGAGTCCGTCGAGTCGTCAAAAAGTGGAACAATGGGTTAATGATCTTGGAAGAGATGCTGAATTCAATTTTGCATCGTATGGAGAATGTTTTGTTGCAGAAAACCTATTGAGAAAATATATAGATGATAAGAATATTCCTTATAAGGATTTTTTAACCCGCGAAATCGAGCAATGGAAAGAGTCCGAAAGAAAAAACAAAGAGGCTGCAAATATTTGCATAGATATTCGCCAAAACAACTCGGACTTATCTTATGCGTCCATGTCTAATCTTGCTAAAAATGTCGATAATTCTGGAACAACTACAACCGTCGTGCAAGATGCGAAAGAGTTCAAGCCGATTAGGGATGCACTGGCACATACTTCTTTATTGACTAATGAAGCAAAAGCGAAATTGACGAGTGTATTCAATAATATTAAAGCTCGAATCATACAATTACTGAATATGGCATAGTCGAAATGGCAGATACAGTCAGCAAAGAGAAACGTTCGGAGATAATGTCCCATGTGACAGGGAAAGAAACAAAACCAGAAATAATTGTTCGGAAATATCTCTTCGCGCGCGGTTTGAGGTATCGGAAGAATGTAAAGCGATTGCCGGGTACGCCGGATATCGTTTTTCCGAAATATAAGACTGCAGTATTCGTGAACGGTTGTTTTTGGCACGGACATAAAGAATGCAAGTATTCTCATCTGCCATCGACCAATCTCGAATATTGGGAGAAAAAAATCGCGGATAATTTAGAACGGGACGAACGGAAAAAACGTGAACTGGAAGAACTCGGATATCGTGTACTCACGGTCTGGCAATGTCAGTTGAAGCCCCGTGTCAGAGAAGAAAATTTAGAAAGATTGACAAATGAAATAATTTCGGGATAGACATTGTCTTATCCATATCTCGAACCGCTTCGTTATGTTTGCCTCGGATAAAGGCAAGCGATAATGAAGTGTTTTTCTTTTTTGCAACGGAGCGAGCGGCGCAACCTGACCTCGGCGGAGTTCGAGGCTGCGGTGAATAAGGCCATCACGGCCGATACGGTTGCCGATGCCGTCAAGCAGCCGTACATCACCGAAGAGGGTGCTCTGAATCTCACGGCGGTTTGGGCGTGTGTGCGAATTCTCTCCGAGACGGTCGGGACGCTCCCGATGCACCTCTATCGCCGCACGGCGAAAGGCCGGGAGCGGCAGTACGACCATCCCTGCCACCATCTTGTCCGAATCCCGAATTCCTACTCCACGCGCTTCGACTTGATGCACCACCTAATGGTGTCCTGCGCCTTGTGGGGCAATGGCTATGCACGCATCTTTCGGAACAAACGCTACCGTCCCACCCGGTTGCAACTGCTCCATCCGGCCCGTGTCGAACCGATCCTTACGGACAACGACGAACTTTTCTATCGTCTGGACAGCGGCGAACTGCTCCCGAACGAAGATGTTATCCACCTGCGCGGTCTTTCGACAAACGGTTACAAAGGCAAGAGTCCGATTGCCGTCCACAGGGACAACCTCGAACTCTCCGTCTCGGCGCAGATTTACGGCAAACGCTTCTTCGATCAGGGCGGCAATATGTCGGGCGTGTTCAAATACCCTTCGACGCTCAAGCCCGAAGCGTACCAGCGGCTCAAGAAAGACCTGATCGCCCAGTCGGTCGGCCTGCACAATGCGCACGTCCCGCTACTGTTGGAGGGCGGCATGACCTACGAACGTATCTCCATTCCGCCTGAAGATGCACAGTTCATCGCCACACGCAAGTTCCAGAAAACGGAGATCGCCACGATCTACGGAGTCCCGCCGCACATGATCGCCGACTTGGAGCGTGCCACGAACAACAACATCGAGCATCAAGGAATGGAGTTCGTGCAGTATTGCCTGATGCCGTACCTCGTGCGCATCGAGGAGGAGTTCAACCGCAAGCTGTTGCGCGACGATGAGTTCGGAGAGTTCTATTTCCTCTTCGGGCTGAACGGACTTCTGCGTGGAGATGCCAAGACCCGCTCGGAATACTATAAGAACATGAATATCGTCGGCGCGATGTCGGCCAATGAAATTCGTTCGTTGGAGGACATGAATTCCTACGATGGCGGCGACGAGTATTTCGTACAGATGAATATGCAAACGATTAAAAACGCAATGCAGAATGGAAAAACGAATAGCGAATAACGAGATCGAAGTACGGTGCATCGTCTCAGAATTTCGAATCGAGCAGCGGGACGATACGACAGCGAGCCGGACTATTGTAGGCTATGCCGCGAAGTTCGAGTGTTGGAGCGATCCGATCATGGGGTGGTTCCGGGAGAAGATCGCGCGGGGAGCGTTCGACGAGTGCGACCTTCAGGATGTGATCATGTGCTTCAACCACCGCGACGACGCGATCCTCGCCCGCACGACGAGCGGCACGCTTCAGTTGGAGGTAGACGACATTGGGCTGCGGTTCTCGTTCGAAACTCCGAATACGTCGCTCGGCAACGATATGTTGGAGTTGGTGCGGCGGGGCGATGTCTCGAAATGCTCGTTCCGCTTCGGCGTCGCACAAGACGAGTGGCGATATGCCGACGAGCAGAACGGCCTTGCGACGGACGAGCGGACGATTCTTAAGTTTTCCCGCGTGGTGGATGTTGCGCTCGTGGTATTCCCTGCCTATCCGGATACCGAGGCTTCGGTGCGTCACCTGGAGGAGCGCAAGGCGGAGTATCTTGCAATTGTCTCTTCCGAAAAATCTTTTGTTGGGGGAAGTACATGTCGACAGAGGTTATGCGAATTTTTGAGGATTAGAAATGTGCGATAGATAAAAATGCATATATTTGTAACAGCCGATGGAAATACCATCGGCTGTTACTCTTACAGTACCTAAACGAATCGATATGAAACTAAGAATTCCTAACGCAGAAGTGCAAGAACTTTTATCGAATCAAAGCTATGTATATCCGAAATATGCAACACAGATACTAAATCTGGCCAATCAAAATGCGCAAGGGACTCGTCCGAGCGTTGTCGGTCAGATGAGTGATTTAATTCAAGAGTTCGGTTCTGGCTCTTTGAATCAATGGGATCAATGGTATAAAGCAGGACACCCAGAGGCTGTTGATGCTGCAACCGAACGGGTTTTTAGGATGGTTGAATTATTAAAGGAAAGCATACAAACAATTGATAAAGATATGGTCCGGAAATGGATCGAAGAATTAATTGTTGTTAAAACATACTGCGGATTGAAGTTTCAGGAAGCAATCCTTCGAAAAATAGCAGACGATAGACACGCGACTTATCGATTAGCAACTCCTGATGAAGAAACACAAGGAATTGATGGATATATTGGAACGCAGGCTGTCAGCATCAAACCGATCACATATCGAGTGATGAATGAACTCCCGGAGCGTATTGATGTCCCAATCGTATATTACGATAAAAAGAAATCGGAAATAGTAGTTGAATATAACTTTTGAGATTATGCCATATACCGGTGGCCCATTAAATGAATTGAATGGGAAGATGGGAATATCAGCTCCCTATAAGAGTGTGCCTGTTATGAAATTAATCAGAGCGCATAGCCCTAAAAGCAAAGACGAATTAGTCGACTTAATAAAATGGCATTCGGAAAATAACTGCGAATGCGGTATTGTCAGTCAAGGAACTGTAGAACAATTTGGGCGGAATCTTTATGAGGCCCAAATGCCATATTGGGGCGCATATAGATTTACATTGTCAGAATGCATACAATGGGAATATGATTTATTTGTATTGCAATCATTAAAAGGTAATTTAGTCGAGCATAAAGCGATAGATAGTCTCTCGTCTAAATTGTCACCAACATTATTATTTAAAGAGGCTGATGGTTATTTGGATGAAGAATTACGGATAGATATTGTCGTGAAAAGAAATGGGAATATTGTGTCCGGCATCCAAGTCAAGCCTCTTACCTTTAAGATGATGAGAAGAGAGGTTATTACATTCAATGCAATGGCAAATAGAAAATGGGATAAGCCTGTTTATTATTTGTACTATGATGATGCCGAAAATTTTGTAAATATAAATGAACTCATATCTTTCCTAAAAAAATATGAGTTACTTTCTGTGTGAAAAAGAGATCAGAAGGTTAATACAATTTGGTCCCCTTTGGGAGTAGGGCTAATACGTTTCCTGCTCCCGATTTTTATATTGAGACTCATCGGTGCAGTCTCTGAATATTTTGCTGTTATGCGATTATTATCGCCTGACACATCAGATAAGTAGACGAATTGCATATCTGTTTCCTGCGAAGTCATAACCGGCAATTGGAGGTGTTTATTAAAATGCTTCACCTCTTTGTTGCTTTGTTGACGTTCTGCAATGAATATTTTGTGCGCTTCTATGCGATTCTTAATTACCTCATTCATTTGCTCGATCGATGAGGATTGTATGTTGTCTGCAATAACATTCGCCAATTGATTATCGATTTCATAGCCGACACTATTGCGATTGCTCATGATGGCGGCGATGGTCGTTGTGCCTGTACCCAAGAATGGATCCAATACCGTGTCGCCTTGTAGTGAATACATATTGATGAGTCGGTAGGGTATTTCTAAAGGATATGCAGCACTACGGTCACGGCTTTCTGCTGCAATCTTTTGTCTTGTTCCCTTTATGTTATCCCACAAATCGGAAAACCAGACGTTTCGTTCTTCCCAAAAGAATGAACTTTCTCTACGTTTTTGTTTATCTGTTGCACTCTTGAATTCTCGCTTTCCTCCCTTACGAAAGATCAATATCCATTCATGCTCCAATGTTACATAAGCTCCGGCCGGCAGCATCCCCGACCCCATGAACTTGTTCGGTGCATTCGTTTGCTTCCTCCAAATAATATTCGGGAGATTGATAAACCCGTGAGAGGTTAAATAGCTGATAATGCGAGCGTGGTTGGAATATAATGCAAAGTTTCCGTTGATTGTCCGTGTAGCATCTCCGATATTGATACAAGCGATCCCTCCAGGAATAAGGACTCGATTTATTTCGTCCCAGACTCGATCTAACTCGCCGTGCATAAGCTCGAATGCAGAATCGGGGCATCCTGCATGAAGTGCATTTGCAATATTGGGATTTTGTTCGCTTAAAATTTCATCCCACATTTCAATCATGGGGTAAGGAGGAGATGTGACAATCAATTCGACAGAATTGTCTCCGACTTTGCTCATGCTTTGAGCAGCCCCCGTATATATGCTGTGCGTCGTTTTCATATCACAAGACAAAGATAATCCTTTTATCTCGATAATTCTCTTTTGCCTCTTTAATTCTTCTCAACTGCAATAAAGTATTCCGGGAGGGTTCGAGTGGGGTGGAATCAGACGACTGTGTCCTTGCCGGAAGTCGCTCGCGGTAGCGGTTGTGCGAAAGTTTGCGGCTCAAGAATTCGTGATATCGTGTGGAAATGGAAACGGCTGTTGATTTACAGCCGTTTATTTTTGCTTCAACAAGCCTTTGATATACTCTTCGATTTCGACAGATGTGATCCTTATCCGGGGTTCGAGTTGTTCGAAATTCCGATCCTCGTCGAAATGATTGTGATTGGTCAGCATGGCGAGGATATGTTTGCTTTTTAAGAGATGGTTCGAATAATCGCCTGCGGCTTTTACGAATTTCATCACATCCGGATCCTGTTGGAAAATACAGTAGAGATCGTAATAATCCCGAAATTTGCTGCGGCGAAGCATGACCTCCATCTTCATGGCAGCAATGGCTTCGACATCGGCAAGAACGATGTTGTTCAAAAACGGGATCGTCGTTTTTACGGGCGACCGATCTTCTCGCGCATAGAACGAGAACTTGACGCCGGAGACGACGAATTCGACATGGTTGTGGTCGAGGATATCCATCGACTGAATCTCACCGACGGTCTCCAACTGCTTGCGGATTGCGGGCCAATCCACATCCATGCGTTCGTCTTTGTACGTTCGCCAACGCATAAAATCGAGGTCTTCGCTCTTGCGGTGATCCAACTGTATGGCCAAAGCCGTACCTCCTACGAGCGTCCAGCCCTTGATGCACTCCAACTGCGAAACAGCATCGATAATCGCTTCGGTATGTTTGGCTATACCTCTCATGCGGTCAGTTTCGATAAATGACGGGTCATCATGGCTTTCAGGTAGCGATCCGGATAGCGGATGTCGAAATAATACCAGGCAAAGAACCGATTGAGCGAGTAATAATAGTCGCCTTGCACGACCATCGTCCGCCTCCAGACCTCTTTGATTTTCTTTGCAGGGAACAAACTGAAAAGTTTGTCGATCTCTTCGATATCGAGTTTTTCGAGAGCGGCTTCGATCAACTGTTCGTCGGACACAGTCTGCCTGACGGATTCCTTGTCATACGACCAGAATCCGCCCACGGCGATCAGCTTATCGATTATTTGCTCTCGAACGTTCATATTGCAAATATAACGCTTTCTGGTTTAATAACGTAGTCCTGTCTAAATTTATTACCGGCAATTTTTGTTCCGGAAAGGCATGTGAAAGAGAAGCTCGATTCAATAACGATGGGTGTATTTGCATCGGGGATAATTGGAACACCCGTAAAAACTGCCGTAAGCACCCTTTCGCTCGACTAATCGGCCTCCGCAACGGGGACAGATACCTGCTGCAAGCGCATTTTCGTAATGCGCGGTCACTTGCCGAACTCTTTTGGTATGTTCTTTTGTCCGGTTTTTCGTCGTAATATTCGATTCTTGCAAATGGGCGACGATCCGTTGCACCTGTTCTTTGCCGATAACTTCCGTCCGATGGCGTTTGATCGCAGAAGCCACCTCTCCCCAATGAACGACATAAGCGCTCTCGACCGTAACATGCAGAGAGGCACGACCTGAAAAAGCGATGATCGAGATTATCGGACATCGGGCAATATCCGACAAAACATTCCGTAAAGCCCGGATATGGGATTGATTCTGCCTTACGGGATTTGCAAGCGCGTACTTATGGCCATAGATACTCTGCGTCCATTTTTCGCTGTTCTCGTGTCCGAAGATCCACCCTTTGTAATTCTTCGTTTCGATAACGAATATTCCGTATTTGGATACGACCACATGATCGATCTGGCTCGTACCCCAAGTCGTCTTCAAAATCAGGTCATCGAGGATATGGTACTCTTCGGATAATGATGCATTGAGCCGTATGGATACGGCCCTTTCGCCCATATAGCCTTTTATCTTCGGCCGGAGCAAACGGAGCGCAACCACAAGAACGATCGCTATGATGCCGATGAACATTCCCGACATGGACCTTCTGATTTTGGTAATAATACAAAATTAATCGTTTTCTGGGGTTAATCCACCTTTCAACTGCGACAAAGTTTCCCTGCTAAGGGTTCATGACGGATTATGTTTGCTCCCAGACAAATTAAACAAATGTTATGAGCAAACTCAAATCACTAAAAGAGACGCGTGCCGGGATTTTCACGAAGATCGACGAGCTGCGTACGTCTGCCGACGGCCGTGAGATGACCGCCGAGGAGCAGCAGCGGTGGGATACGTTGCTCTCGGACTACGATAAGGCGGACAAGTCCGTCGAGGCCGAGGAGCGCTTTATGGAGATCGAACGCCGTCAGGCCGAGCAGAGCGGGGAACAGGAACGTTCTTCTGATGAGCAATGTTCTGCGCTCACTGCACGGACAGAGCAGGAATACCGTGCGGCTTTCGCCGAGTATCTGCTGCGCGGCGCCACGGGTATCACTTCTGAACATCGGGCAATATTCGAAAAACGCGCCGGAATTTCAGGTTTGAATGGCGGGGTAATTGTCCCGAAGACTTTATCCGACAGTATTGAAGTGGCCTTGAAATCTTACGGTGGCATGTTCGAGGCGTCGAGTATCATCATGACCGATAAGGGCGGTGATCTGATGATGCCTACGGTCAACGATAGCGCTTCGAAGGCGACTGTCGTTGCCGAGTATGCACAGTCGACCAAGAAAGCTCCTTCGTTCGGTGCCGAAACCCTGAAAGCATACACTTACCGGACGCCTATCGTTCCTGTATCCCAAGAACTTTTGCAGGACAGCGATTTCGCTTTGGAGCCGCTCATCAGCCAGCTTTTGTCGGAGAGTTTCGGTCGCGGTATGAACGAAGATCTCACCATCGGTAGCGGCACGAATAAACCCAAAGGGATATTGAATTGGGCGACGGCTTCGGATGCCGAGCCGGTTGCTACCGCCATCAAACTGGACGACCTCATCGATCTTGTGCGTTCCGTGGATTCTGCATACGCCCGTCGTGGCCGCTTTATGTTGAATCGCAATACGTTGTTTTCGTTGATGAAAATCAAGGACGCCAATGGGCGTTATATCTGGCAGGATTCGGCCTCTGCCAATATACAGCCGACCCTGTTCGGTAAAAGCTATATTGTGAACGAAGATATGCCCGATATCGGCGCAGGTAACGCTTCTGTTCTGTTCGGGGACTTCTCGAAGTTCAAGATCCGTATGGTCAGGTCGTTCCGCGTGATCCGCCTGAACGAACTTTTGGCCGAATACCTCTCCATCGGACTCTTCGGCTTCGCCCGTGTGGACGGCATCCTCCTCGACGCCGGCACGCATCCGGTTCACAAGCTGGTTCATAAGGCTTCGTAGTCAAAGGATTGTATTTTTTATTGCAATTAATTGAACTTTTCGGGAACCAAACGGGAATTGCCGTTGTATATTTGCACCACGGCAACTCTCCGTTCCCGACCTCTGAACGGGAACTATGAAAACTCTTGAGATACGGGAGTCGCCGATCACGCTGGAGCTTGCCAAGCAACACCTTCGAGTAGGCAGCGCCACCCACGACGATACGATCATAGCAGCAAAACTCGACATGGCAATTGCCGTGGCCGAGGACATGACAGGCCGGATCCTCCGGGAGAAGAAGGTGACATTCGATACGCTTATCCCCACCGATGCTCCTCTCGTCCGCCTGCCCGTGCCCACAACGCAAATCGAGCGGCTCTGCGTATCTCAATTTTTAATTCCCGAAAAGGATTATACGCTTTTAGAGGACGATTACACTCCGATGTTAGTTGCCGAGCCGCAGTATGCCGGCGAGCGGGTTTCCATCGTCGCCATCGTCGGTTACAATAAAGACAACATCCTTCCGGCGATCAAGGCTGCGATCCTGCTGATTCTGGGTACGCTCTACGACAACGAGTCGGACAACCTGGTCGGGCGTTCCGTATCGGAACTATCGCTCACAGCAGAGAAACTTTTGCTTCCTTGGCGTGTAACCCCTTATGGCGATGTTTGACACCCGAATTGAAATCCTCGGTTACATCGAAGAGCGCGATGATTACAACGAACTCACCGAGTCGCTGGTGCGCATAGCTGTTTGCTATGCCCAGCGTACCGAGAACGGAGGCCGGGAGAACCTCTACGCCGGGCGCATCGTGCATGAGAACGAAGTCGTCTACACAATTCGCTATCAGGACGGCCTGCATGCGGGACAGCTTATCCGAGACGAAGGGCGACTGCGCAAAATAATTTCGGTTCACGAAGAGGGACGCCGTTGGCGGTTGCACCTGAAATGCACCGAGAGCGATGCCGAGGATACTTCGGAGCAGAACATCACCGCCATTCAAAACTGCAACTGCCGATGCTGACCGTCAAAGTCGAAGGCTACGCCGAAGCCAAACGCATTCTGGACGAGCTGCCGAACACGATGCAGAAGAGGATGCTCCTTGCAGCCCTCCGAGGCTCGGCCAAGCCGATGCTCCGGTCGGCGCGGAGCAAGGTTCCCGTCCGAACGGGCAGGCTCAAAAAGAAACTGCGCATCGTGCGCTTCAAGGATCGCAACGCTTCTAAATCGGAGGTCGATGTGGCCGTGAAGCCGGTCTTCGAACGCACGAAGAAGAAGGGTGCGATCAACGAATACTACGGCAAATTCATCCACGAGGGTACGGCGGATCCGCGCACTTCGAAGAAGGGCAAATTGCTGGTCTTTGAGAACGAGCGCGGCGAGAAAGTCTTTACCCGCAGCGTCAAAGGCATCCGTGCGACGCCTTTTCTGGAGCGAGCCTACACCGAGAATTCGGAACGCACGGTGGCGTTGTTCGGCGATGAGTTGGCGGCAGCGGTCGAGAAGTTCGTAGCGAAAAATTTTAAACCTGTGGCCAAATGACAGACTTCAAAAAGGAACTGATCTCCCTCTTGGAGCAGAAAATTCCCGAATTGGCCGATAAGATCCAAGCCGGTGCGGTCGATGCCCGGACGCCTGCGCCTTTCGCTGCCTTCTCCACGCCGGAGGAAACACCCGTAAGGACGATGCACGGCATCGCAGGCTATGTCGCGATGTTCGAGATCACGGTCTACGACAAGAAGGTCGCCGACCTCGAACGGCTCCGTCACCGCACCATCGCAACACTCGAAGGGCAGGTGCTGGCGGATCGCCGCTGCTCGTTCAAATCCGCCTCGTCGGATTACTATCCCGACTACGACATACACGGGGTGTCGCTCACGTTCCGGATCGTCTAAAAGTATGTATTTACGGCAAAAGCGAATTGTTCGATAAATATCTGTTTAAAGGCGGAAATATTATTCTGTTCGTAAAACAAAAGCATGGCTTTCTTGTAGTCGATCGAATCCACGGAGCGGAACGATAAGGGGCAATAACCGTTGGCGATAAGCATTGCATTGCTGACGATACGTGCTGTGCGTTTGTTACCGTCGTTAAATGGCTGGATGTATGAGATCAGCAGTAAAATCAACAGCGCTTTCTCGAAGATGCTCGCTTTGCTGTTTACCAGATTGCAGGTTTGCTCCAACGCCTCCCGAATCTGAAATTCATTGTCGAGGGGTCTGTAATTCGTCCCCGTGATACCTACGCGTCGAATACGGATATTCCTGTCGACGGCCAGTTCCTTTACGAGTATCGAATGAATCGTTTCGATTTTCGCTACGGTCAGTTCCGACAGGTAATCGGGGTTGTCGAGGATGAAGTCTAAAGCATCCTTATGATTGAGCAACATGACCGCTTCATCCTTGCTCCTGCCTACCGCCGTTTCTTTCTCCAAAAGCAAACGTTCGGTTTCCAACAAGGAATAGGTGTTCCCCTCTATCTGCGATGACTTCCAACTCAGATCCACACCAAGGCGTTCCATCTCCTTTCGATATTGCGCAGAGGAAAGTTTCGACACGTTCTCGGCAAATGTCTTTTGCAACGTATCGAGATATGCGGTTTCCGATTGGGTGAAAAGCGGTGCGGCGGCAAGCGTCGTTTCGATCAATTCGAAATTATAGCTTTCGTTGATCCGGCGTTCGTCGATCTCCTTGCTGAAATAGGCAGGCAGGTCGACAGGCTGCAAAAGATTGTAGAGCGGCGACAGTGTATAACGGCTCGTTTTGCCTTTGCCCGTAAGGAGCAAGATGCCGTCAGCGATCAATTTAGCCAAGTCGCGGCGAATGGTAGCATAGGCTACAGCCTGTCCGACCCCCTCGAAAATCTCCATAGAGGAACTTTGCGGATGTGCTTTCACATAGTTCACAATGATATTCAATCTGTCGTCTGCCATACTCTTGTCTGTTTATTCTGCTCACAAAAATAGCGATATTCTGCTCATAAAGCAACTGTTTTGAGCAGAAAAGCGCCGAACGGGTGAGCAGTATTTTACAACGACCGTCGGATCGGGACAATGTTTCCCGACTATGTGCCCTGTGTGGAGTAGGTTTGTCGGTGTAAATCAAAACGCAAGAAAATCATGCCGGAATCCATCGGAACAAAACGAGTCATCCAAGGCGAGGACATCATCCTTCTGGTCGACGCTAAAACCACGCTTCATGCCACGACGCATACGCTCAAGGTCGATCTCGAACTGAAAGAACTCCGCACGAAGGATACCAACGGCAAGGAGAAAGCTCCGGGCGACATCACATGGTCGGTCGACGGCGACGGCCTTGTCGTCGTCGACGAAAGCATTCAGGATGCGCACACTCCGGAAGATGTGCTGGGTATCGTTCTGGCAAAGAAACTCGTCGATGTGGTAATTAAATCCCCGCTCACGGGACTTACGAAGATGTATACCGGCAAGGCATACATCACCTCCTTCTCCCTGGGCACGCCGGCGGGCGACAACGCGACTTACAGTTATTCGATCACCGGTAGCGGCAACCTTACCGCTGCGGAACCTCAGAAGTAACGGCCATGAAAGAAATCATCATTGCAGGCAACCCATGCCCGATCCACTTCGGCTTGCGGGCTATAAATGAGTTTACAAAGCAACAGGGCGGCGAGTTCGAGAAAACAGTCGGCACTACCGAAGCCTTGGCATCGCTCGACTCCATCGTCGGACTCACCGTAACAGGGCTCAACGAGGGTGCGCGGCGCATCGCTTCCGACCGCCGCTATACCGAGGACGAGGTGTGGGACATCTTCGACGAGGAACCGGAGCTGATCCTCACCGTTTCTGAAATCTTCATGGAGGCCATCGCACCGCTTACCGATAGGTTGGGCGATCTGGCAAAAGGAGCTTCCGTCCCAAACGGGAAACGCCCGGCGAAGGGGAGCCGCAAGCGGTAACCTATGAGCGGTGGTTCGCCATCGCCGTCGGGCAGTTGAGACTCTCCCCGGAAACATTCGAGGGTATGACACCCGCAACATTCATATACGTCTGGCTTGGGTGGGCCGCACTCGAACAATCCCGAACGCGCCAAGCATGGGAACGCGAACGATGGGCGGTGTGGGTTGCGACCTGCATCCAGTTGGATAAAAAAGACCGCCTGCCGATGACCGAGATGTTTCCGCTGCCGTGGGAAATTTCCGCACAAGCTCAACCGGAACTTTCGATGGAAGAACGCATCGAACGAATAAAAGAAATGAAGCAATGCATAAAACCTCCACTTTGATCGCTGTAATTACGCTGACCTGCGCCTGCTCGCCGCTGCGCAAAACACAAACCGTCGAACACCTGCAAACCGAAACGACGGACACCACGCTCACGTCGCTTATCCGCCGGGAGATAGAGCACAGCTTCGGTTCGCTGCGGCAGACCGTCTTAGAGTTCTATCCGATGGACATGCCTGATCCGCAGGACGACAACCTCCCCGACACACTCAAGGCAATCCTGCCGCCGCAGAAGATTCCGGCACGACAGCCCGTCAAACGCATCACCTACACTGAAGTCTCGGCCCATACCGACCGTTCATCGGCCACGGACAGCATTTCCCGCAGCCGCATCAACACCGCCGCTCGCAGCGATACGCAGGTCGTAACCGAAGAGAAACCGTCGAGTGCCGCCGCATGGCTCCGCTGGGCCACGGCGCTGGCAACCATTCTTCTCCTGATTCTCCTACTGATCAAACTCCGTTAATACCCCCCCCCAATGAAAACTCCTATCTCCTATTATGGCGGCAAGCAAATGCTTTTGAAACACATCTTGCCGCTTATCCCCGAACATACGCTCTACACGGAAGCCTTCTGCGGCGGGTGTGCCGTGCTTTTCGCCAAACAGTCCGTGCAGTGCGAGGTCATCAACGACACGAACACCGAACTGATCAACTTTTACCGCATTGCTAAAACGCAGTATCCGGCGCTCAAGGAGCTGATCGACGCAACGCTCCATAGCCGCGAGATCCATGCCCACGCCCGGCATATTAACGAGCACCCGTCGTTCTTCACCCCTGTTGAACGCGCATGGGCCGTGTGGGTCTGCACGAAGTTGGGCTTCGCGTCGATGATCGACGGGACGTTCGGCTATGACCGCAGCGGCACGACGACGCAGAAACTCCGCAATGCGAAGGAAGCCTTCACGGAGGAACTATGCCAGCGCCTCGACCGCGTTACGGTCGAGTGCGAGGATGGCATCGATCTCATCGAACGCTACGACTGCGAGGGTGCGTTCCATTTCGTCGACCCTCCCTATGTCGGCAGCGACTGCGGGCACTACAACGGTACGTTCGACGAGGCGGACTTTGCGAGATTGCTCGATACGCTCGCTGCGGTCAAGGGCAAGTTCATGCTCACGATGTTTCCGCACCCGGCCATCGAGAAGGCCGTCGCCGAGCATGGCTGGAAAATACACCGTCTCGACCGCACGATCACCGCATCGAAAGTTTCCCGCCGCCGGCAGGAGGAGTGGATCACCACAAACTACTGATGTAATGGGCGGAGTAGCACTGACTCACGGTTCGTTATTCTCCGGTATCGGGGGATTCGATCTTGCCGCCGAGTGGACCGGGATGACCAATCTATTCAACTGCGATTCTGACCCGTTCTGCCGTCAGGTCTTAAAACATCATTTTCCCAATGCGACACAATACGAAGATATCCGAACAACAGACTTCTCTGTTTGGAGAGGACGCGTCGATGTGCTCTCCGGAGGCTTTCCCTGTCAGCCTTTCAGCTTGGCAGGAAAACGAAAAGGAACCGCTGACGACCGCTACCTCTGGCCGGAGATGTTGCGAGCAATTCGGGAGATTGCACCCCGCTGGGTCGTGGGCGAGAATGTTCTCGGAATCGTTAATTGGTCGCAGGGACTGGTCTTCGAACAGGTGTGTGCTGATTTGGAAGCTCAAGGGTACGAGGTGCAACCGTACATACTTCCAGCTTGCGGCGTCGGTGCGCCGCACCAGAGATACCGTACATGGTTCGTCGCCCATGCTCCTGAAGACTCCGGCGGCAATCGACGCCTACGCCGACCGCCTGAACAAGAAGGAGCAGCGCTTCGGAAATTCGGGGTCGCTGGCGCAGGAGACTGTTTCGGGATTCATCTATCGTCGAGGGCTGCTGCCGACCGTGCAGACGCAAGGATTGAAGATCTGCGAGAACGGGAAGTCGTCTCCTGTGCCGTTGAGTCTGCTGCCGACGCCGACGACAATGGACAGCCTGCCGCCGAAATCGGACAAGGCTTGGGCGCGCGAGATGACCGTATCGCGTCCGGGCAGGACAAAACCGGGCAACTTGCGCGACATCCCGCTCCGAGCACCGAATATGCTCCCGACGCCGAAAGCGAACGACTTCCGCAGCGGGATGCAGAACCGCGTAGGGACAACTCATACGCAGCAACTCAACGACACGGTGGCATACCAGGCTGGGAAAACTTCCCGACTCAACCCCCTGTTCGTGGAGGAGATGATGGGCTTTCCGACCTGTTGGATTCTGATGCCGTTTTTGCGGGGTTGTCGGAGAAACAACGCCAACGCCGAAACTGCGAGGTTCGCTGGCGAACCGAATCGATAAAGTGCTACGGCAATGCCATCGTGCCGCAAGTAGCCTACAGAATCTTGCGAACAATCTATCTCTATGAATACCGCCTGCGCGGAATCAGACCTTAATTTATGGAACTGAATGTTATATATAACACGGACGCCCTGTCGGGGCTGAAACTACTGTCCGACGAATCGGTGGACTGCATCGTCACCTCGCCTCCGTACTGGCAGATGCGCGATTACGGCATCGGCTCGATCGTGTGGCCGGACGGCTGGTCGGGACAGTTGGGGCTGGAGCCTACGCGCGAGGAGTTCATCGCGCACCTGTGTATGATCTTCGACGAGTGCCGCCGCGTGCTGAAATCCTCCGGTACGCTGTGGGTGAACTTGGGCGATTCGTACAGCAAACCCTACAAGTACAACCGCCGGCAAGATCCGAAGTGGAGCGAAAGTTCGAAGAACAACGATTGCCTCATAGACATCGAGGTCGATACGGAGCGGCATCGAATCCCCTCCAAATCGCTGTGCAATATTCCGAATAAGTTCGCCGACGAAATGATCCTGCGGGGCTGGGTGCTGCGCAATGAAATCATTTGGTATAAGCCGGCTTGTATCCCTTCGTCCGTCCGCGATCGCTTTACGGTGGACTTCGAAAAGGTATTCTTTTTCACCAAGTCGCAGCGATACTACTTCGAGCAGCAGTTCGAACCGTATGCCGAATCGACTTTCGGACGCTATCGCCGCGCTCGAACACTCAATGGAAAGAGCGCTGATTATCGGAAGTTGAATGGTATCGGGATGCAACGGACGACCGATCCCCGCGGCCGCAATATGCGATGCGTATGGCGCGTGCCGTATGAGCCGAGCAAAGAGGCCCATTTTGCCATGTATCCTTCACGGCTTGTCGAGACACCCGTCAAGGCCGGATGCCCCGATGGAGGAGTCGTCCTCGATCCTTTCATGGGTAGCGGAACGACGGCGGTCGTCGCGTGTCGGCTGGACCGAAAATACATCGGTTTCGAACCCAATTCAGAATACATTGCAATATGCAATAAACGCCTGAAATAAAGCGACTTATTCTCGTAAAACAGTCGGAAATTAACTTGCGTGTTCCGAAAGATGATGCCATCTTTGTCATGTAATAAACAGCTAAATAAGAGGGCGTTATGAAAAAGACAGTCATTGTAAACGGCGAGCGCAGAAAGATAGAATTCGAGTATCGGGTAACCGATAAATTAATCAGCCGCGAAAAGAGCAAACGATGGGATAAGAAGTGGGGCTGGCTCGAAGTCGACACCTGTTACCATGAAGCGGTAGCCATCGTCGACGGCGTGGAGTATCCGAGCATCCGGCGCTGGCATACGGAAGGAGGACGGTATTCGGAAGAATATTTCTACAACGGACATTTTTACAACTCGCATAAGAAGATGATCGAGCGAATCCTTGAATTGTCGAACGGCGGGAGGGCAACCTCCCCACACAAATAACGAAGCGATATGGAAGCGAAATTTGAAAAAGGCCAGCGGGCACGGGTAACGAAGAAGAACGGCAAGGTCGTGGAGGGTACGATTCGGGATTGGGGTTACAACCCCTGCACTTTCGAACGGGAGTACAGCTTCGATTACATGAAGGATGGCAAACGGTGGACGATGATCTGCATTCCAGAAACATACATAGAGGCTGTCAAGTAGCGAATTCGAGAGTGCAATAACAGGTTCGTTATTGCACTCTATTCCGTCATAAATAGTTGATAATAAATGCAATAAAGTCCTGAATCAACTTGCGTGTTCCAGAAAGTGATGCCATCTTTGTAGCGCGATGAACAATTTAACGAATAAAGCAGCTATGAAACAAGAACAAGCCATCGAAATCGCCACGCGATTCTTCACTTTCCGCGAATGCGGAGAACCCTACGACATGACCGTGAAAAGTATGAACGGCAATCGCTTTACACTTTGTGCCTCCGGTTTGGGAACGGACGAGGAGGTATATGAGATCGAGATCGACCCGACTTGCAACGAGATCATCTTGAAACAGGTTGTCGCCACCTATGATATGAACGACTTTATGCAACAGCCGACCATGCTGTCTTGTCTCAAAGAAGGCGACCTCTTTCGCATGGAGGGTGATTGCTTGATATGGAAATACTGCGGGCAGCAGATACGCTACGGAAAAATACAGTACGGCATCTGCCCGAAAAACGGGTGCAATATCTTTTGGCGCGTGGATGCTACGGTGTATCCCTGCGGCAAATAAGCCAGCTATACGCATGTAGTAGACCAGCCTTGCAAAGGCTGGTTTTGCTCTCTTGGCGGAATTGTGTAAATGGCTGTAAATAAATATGATATATCCTCGAATCGACTTGCGCGTTCCGAATAATGATGCCATTTTTGTAGTACAATAATAAACGATTAGTACACAGGATATTATGACAGCACAGATTGCAAAGCTTAACAGCAAAATTGATAGCATGGAGATAGAATTCGGGCGTAACCGCATGGAGATGCAACGCCTCATCGACGAAAACAAATGTGGATCCGTCCGCTACGATGAACTGCTCGCCCGCAACCGCGCAATCAACGATGCGATCCGCGTATTGTTGGAGCAAATCTGGAAACTCGAAAAATAGGGACGAGATATGAATCACACAGGAAAATTCGACTACACCTTCGTCTTGCGGCGTTACTGCCGATTGGCGATTACGGTTTACGATACCGAGACCAAAGAGCGCATTGCGCATCGCACCACGCGCATCGAGGAGGGTAAGATGTACGAAGCGGAGCGCCGCCTGCTCAACAAGACGCTCGGCACGAACTTCTGACACGATAATGGAATCACAATACTCTAAAATTTAAGAACTTATGAGTACAAAAGCAAAAGTCGGAAACCGGATTCGTATACTGTACCTCCGAGACGAGGATCCCCGTTACGACAGACGTGAAGGAACGGTCGAGTTTATCGACGCTATCGGCCAATTGCACGGCTCGTGGGGCGGACTGGCCGTTATCCCCGAAGTGGACTCGTTCGTGGTAATATTGTTGGATGTAAATAGTTGATAATAAACAAAATAAATACTCGGATCGACTTGCGTGTTCCGAATAACAATGCCATCTTTGTTATGCGATAAACAACTGAATAGCAACGTATTAAATTACAAAATTATGACACGCAAAGAAAATTTACTGAAAGAGGTTTACCTTTTGAAAAACCGGACCGCCGAAATGGAAGGCAAACAAACGATCGATATCGATGCATACTCTCAAGGGTGGCGTTTTCGGGACGAGGCTGCAAAGTCGAAGGTCTACGAACTCGAATCGCGCATCGAGTCGTCGAAAAAGAGCCTTGCCGAAATCATCGAACAAAAACGCGTCGCCGAAGCACGCGATGCCTATTTCGCTACGCCGGAAGGTGCGGCACATAAGGCTCGGATAGAAGAGACGATTGAAACGAAGAGCGCCGTGTGGAAACAGACCGAGGGACAGCTCGTCGCCGATATCGAAAACCGCCTGCACCATACGCTCGGAGCACATTGGGGCGTATGCGGATTTACGAACTATTCCGATTGCTGCACGCTTTGTATCGGAATTATCGACGCGGAGAAATCGACGGAAGATCATCGCGTGTTCATTTTCGGACAGACGACCGATATCCGTTACAGCGCGAGAAGCTGGTGCGAAGAGCGGGAACGCTTCGAGATCAACATCGGAACCTGCGGCAGTTGTTCCCTGATAGGTGGCGAGAGCGAAGGCGAGTATTCCCGCTTCTACATCGGTATCGGCTTTCTTTTCGCCGACAAGAAGTTAATACAGTGGCTGCACGATACGATGCGCGATGGCTCCCGCAGCTTGAACACCCTTGTCGAAGAGATGGACGCCTTGCGAGAGCAGTTGAAAAACCCGACGGCGGGAGAAAGGGTATAGCTCTTTCTTTCCGCCTGCGATTCCGACCCGCAAGGCCGGCTACGCTCGTTTTGTATATCGTTGTAAATGATTGAAAATAAAGCGAATAAATCTACGGAAAGACTTGCGTGTTCCGAACTATGATGCCATCTTCGCGGTGCAATAAACAGTTGAACAACCGTATCTTAAACTAAAAATGAGAGCTATGATGTACGACAGAATGATCGAAGAGTACGAGCAGAAACAGTCCGAGTACCATGCTACGCTGGATGCAATGATCGAACGGGATTATTTCGGTACGGCGTTACAGGTGATAAAGGCGAAGATCGAGATGTGCAGCGAGTTCATCGCTTTCCTCAAGCGTTGCGAGCAGGAGGAGATCGAACTCGAAAAGGAGAATAAGCGTATTCAGGAGGAGGACGAGCGATGAATTTCGAGATTCAGAACTTGCGCGACACGGTGCATAACCGCCGTGTTTGCAGGGAGGCTACGGAAATGTACGGCGTAGCACATTTCAAATGGGAGCTCAAAGAGAAAACGATCCATATCGAGGCGACCGACCTCGATATGGATCGTTTCCGGGAATTCATGCATTACTTACAATGAATACCGACGACCTATGAACACGCAAGTAAAACCGGGCGGCAAGATCCGTATCCTCTACCTCGAAGGCGAGGCCGACTATTACGACGGCAAAAAGGGAACAGTCGGGTTCATCGATTCGCTCGGACGGCTTCACGGCTCGTGGGGCAGCCTTGCCGTCATTCCCGAAGCCGACCGATTCATCGTAATCGAGCGGGCGGAATAATCGCCTGCTCGCTTTCTGCGATCCCGGTTCGCAAAGACCAGTTCCGCTCGTTTGCCTAATGATGTAAATAGTTGAAAATAAATCATATAAATCCGTCGATTGACTTGCGTGTTCCGAAGTATGATGTTATGTTTGTCATGCGATAAACGATTAAAACAGAGTGTGTTATGAGTGCGAGAGCAAGAATAGGAGTGCAATTGCCAACTGGCGAAATCAAGAGTGTTTATGTATGGCGGGACGGTAATCCCGATACGTTGGGCACGACCTTGAGCGAATATTACGCCACACCGGAAAAAGCGGCTGCATTGGTCGAGCGCGGCAACCTGCTCGACGTCGAACAGACCTTACGCCGCTGCACGTTCGAACGTCCGGAGGAGGGATACGACAACTGCCCTCGGCTCCACAAGACGTTCGCCGCCTACCTGCGGGAACGGGAGTACGACATTCGTTACAAATACATCTACCGCAATGGAGCATGGAGCTATTGGGAGATCGGCGTATAGCCGACCTCCCGGTCCTTTGAAATGCGGAAATTATGAATTCGAGGAACCGGCTGGTAAATAAAAATACTCCTGAAAACCGGCTGTCTGAATTGGGTATAAAACATTGAGAATAAAGCAAATAAATCTTCCGAGAGACTTGCATGTCCCGAATGATAGTGTTACCTTAGACTTACAATAAAGCACTGTACACGAATAACTTAAAAGCATAAAGCCATGAAAAGAGAACAGGCCCTTCGGATCGCAAGAACCCTCGTAGCGCAGACTTCGGACATCGAAATAGTCGATATCAAGATCAAGAGCATGGAACCCGCCGGCGGGAGAATAACAGTGGCAGTCGATGCCGTAAGCGAGGAGGATGAAAACGACCGTTATGAGGTCGAGATCGACCCGACGGCCAACTCCGTCTCCCTAAAAGAAATAAAAGGCTCGTATTCGCTCGATGAATACCTGAACGAGCCGATGCGTATGTCTGAACTCAATCCCGGCCAGCTTTTCAAACTGAAATACGACTGCGTGGTCTATGAATACTACCGTACTGTCCGAGACCGCGAAAACCGAGCGATCTATCGATTCACGCGCAAAGGGAGCTGTAATATTGCACAGTCGGTACAAGATATAGAGGTTTTCCCGATAGGATAAATAACCGACAGCCCACCACCGATTGCTTCGGTGGCGGGCATCTTAAACGACATTTGCTATGAAAGTCAATATCACCAAAGCCGGAACGTACTCCATTACCGGCCTCACGAGAACCGACTACCGCACCGTCGGATATATCCTGCGTATCGCCGACGACCGTTGCTTCGGCGAGCAGGACGAGGACGGCAACTACTACAGCAACGACGACTTCGTCTGCTCGCTCGACGAGAAGGAACGCGAGGCGTTGAGAAAGATTTGCAATGCGCTTTAATGCTAATGTAAGCTATTGATATTCTTTGAATTAATTTGTAAAATAACTTGTGTGTTCCGAATTAAAAGACAAAATTATGAAACGGGAGATCGAAAAGTTTTTAGAGCAGTTCCCGACCGACGCTACGAGTTGGGCACAGGCTACCGATGAGGTGCGGGACTTGGCACGGCTGGCAAGAGAGCATTTGAAGGAGTACGACGGGGTGATCGTCGAGCGGGTGGATTTCCGCCATGCCAAGACTCCGGCCGAGTGGAACACCAAAGGCCGAGAATTCATTCTCGACAGCTTCGACCGGATGCAGGAGCGTGCCCGCAAAGCCTACTACGAAAAGTTCCGCGCTTATTTCGGACAAGAGGAAGAGTAACCCAGAACCATCTCCCCGCCATTCGAGTGGTGGGGAGATATTTTCGATATGATGACACAGGACCTACTTTTCGATGTCAGTCGTACCTTCTTCGGACAGGTAACCAAACTCGATGCCCGACGCGCTCGGCTTACACTGATACAGACTAATGCCCGCTATCGTCTGGCAACCGTTTCCGTCCGATACGGAGTGCGGGAGTTTCGGGTGGAGATCGACCGCTATCGCAATACGATCCGTTTGTCGGAGATTACCGTGCATCGACGGTTGGGGTTCGACCGTCGCAACCCCCTGAATGGTTTTGCCATGCGGGAGATAGAGCATGTACGGCTGCTGTATACCCACCGGTTGGATCGGTATCTGCCGGTAGAGAGCGACCTTGATAAAAACTGATAATTACCTGAAAACCTTTGAATTAAGTTGCGGATTAACTTGCGTGTTCCACAGGTTGATGTTATCTTAGACTCGTAATAAAGGATTGAATAACAGTAATTTGAAAGGCAATATGGAAGACGCAAAGAAACAGAAAAAGGCTCTCGACGCCGAGATCGACCGCCTTGAGGCAACCTTCGAAGAGAACCGCCGGGAGATGCTTCGGTTAGCTGACGACAACAAACGCACGAGTGTCCGCTATGGAGAACTTTTGGAGGACAACCACCGCATCAACGAGCGAATCCGCACCCTGCTGGAACAGATGTGGAAATTGGACTAAATGTAATTGGCTTTGGCAAACCGACATCGGCAGGCCGTTCTTCGGGGCGGCCTTTTCTGATTTTATCTGTATATTTGTATTACGAGCAACAAGTTGTGTATTTTGAATAGGTAAATGCTATGATACTCCCGACAATGACCTATAAGGAGATGTACGATCATCTTGCCGCAGATAGGCAAAAGGTGGAGATTAAGGAGGAATATCTTTTGCCGAAGGCGGTCAAAGCATTTAAAAAGAGGTTGAAATTTCCGGCGTGGGAAATTTACGATTATACCATTCCTTCGACGAACAATAAGTACGTCATCTATTTCTATGCGGAGAGTCGGGCGCGAGCAGATAAGCCGGAGGTGGGATCGTGCTGTGTCATTCAAGATGAAGAGCAACGTTATTTCGTCGAGTGGATTGCCGGAGGATATAAGCACACTCCTAATCAACCGATATCGCTGATTCGGCAACTCCATGTTTATGAACCGCATTTTTTAGTCCGATATAATGAGCGATTTTGGAACGATAAGAGTTTGTCGTTGAAAGAGATTGTTTGTCGGTACATGGCACGAAATCATAATCCGATGCCGATTCAAGTCAATGAGGGGATAAATAGAAATCATAAAAAATACGGAAAGAACGGACAACAAGCATTTCGAGTAAGAGATGGATTGTGTTTCACAAGATGTTATTTGGATGGCGAGATTAGTCCCGACGGCGACAGGGAAAAAGATCGGGTGGACGCCATGTGCATTATTTACAAAACTTATGTCAGTAAATCAGAAATGCCCGATGAACAGAAGCTGGCGGTGGATAAGGAACATTTTATCGAACTAAAACGATTTGCAGAGGATGTTCAGAAACAAGCCAAAGACGGTGTCATTACGCTTACTTTAGAGCGGTAGTTCTCTCCATCAATACAACAAAGGCCGACTGGAAACTCCTTGTCGGCCTTTGTTCTGTTGGGACAAAGTCTCCCGCCGCAGTAGCCGGTTGCGCGTACCTTTACCGCCATAGCATATCGTTATGGCAGTCTTCGGTTTGAAATATTATTCGGACTTGCATAGCAAGTTCAAAGGTACCCTTTGGCGTGTGGAGCTTTCGGAGCGTGATTATGCCGGCCTGTCGGAGGAGCTGTTCTTCGACGGAAGTAGGCCATTGCAGATCACATGGGAGAAACGGGGCGACGAGTTTTACGTTCCGGTCAAGGCTTCGGAGGCGACGATCAATATCCTCTGCCGGGAGAATTTCCATTACCTGGCTCTGTTCACCTCCGACCCTCGCTATTTCCGCGTCTCGATTTTCCGCAATCGTCAGCTCTATTGGCGGGGGTACGTTACCGCCGACCTTTATTCCGAGAATTTCACGGCTCCGCCTTATACAGTAACGATCAAAGCAGTCGACGGCTTCAATCTCTTGTCGAGTATTCCGTTCCGCGACCTCGTGCATATCGGCATTACGGGGAAACGGTCTCTGTGGGAACTCCTCTCGACTTGCATCGACCTGCTGGAGTTGGATCTCGACACGGCGGACTGGATGGATCTGTACGCCGAGGGTATGGACGAGAAGTTCTCCCCGCTGCGTCAAACCTATATCGACCTCGCACGGCTCTACTACGTCTACGCGGAGCCTACCTATCGCGATATCCTCGAACTGTGCCTGCGTCCTTTCGCGGGACAGATCTTCCAGTCGAACGGCGCTCTGCATATCCGCCGCGCCGTGTCGCTCTACCGAACGGAACGGCCGATGAGCTTCTACCGCGTGGGTACGGAGTATCCCGTCGGCCGGATCGTCACGGGCGGCGGCCTGCGTTTAGCGATCCATTCCGGCGGACAGGTCGTCACCGCCTCGTCGCGGGAGCGTGTGGACGGGATGTGGGACGGCGATCTGCATGTACTGGGCGAGTCGACATTGGATATCGTCCCGGCGCTTCGCAAGGTCGAGGTCACCGTCAAGAACAAGGCCCTGAACAACCTCGTCGATCATTTGGGCTTCTACGATAAAGATGCGTGGACGGATCCGCACGGCTTTATCGCGCAGCAGAGCGAAACGGAACTGTCGTTCATCGGGGACGACGACCATCAAGGGGCGGAGATCACGACGCAAGGCGTTCCGGTCGAGCAGTGCAATTACCCGCTGACGTTGGAATTCGGGCTTCAGGTCTATCATTCCGAATGGAACTTCGGTTTTAGACCCGATCCGGACAAGCCCTATCCTGTCGCGGTGCATTACGGGGTGCGCATCATTGGCGAGAAAGCGACATGGAGTCTGGCCGGTACGGGAATCTGGGTACAAGGCGCGACGGAGATCGTCAGCGAAGTCAAGACCGGCAACGAGGAGAACATCAAGATCGAGATGCAGGGAATCCCCTGCGACGGAGAGTGGCAGTTCTTCTTCCGGCAAACGATGATCGGGCGGATCTCGACTTATCCCGACCGCTACGGCAATTATAGCGGTCGCTCTTCGGGTTACCGTGAGAGCGCCGCTTTCCGTAATATGACCCTTACGATGGCTACTGACGACAGCTACGACAAGGGATTGCGCTGCGAATCACTCGTCGATCCGGCCAATAACGTCGATATGTCGGTAACGCTTCCCGTGAGCGATATCCCCGCCATTCCGAACGACCGGCTGCTCTACGCGCTCTATTACCTCGATGCCGGCGGCAATCCTACCCGCATCTGGCATACGAAAGGCAAGAGCGATTACGATACGCTGGTCGGTCATCTCGTGCAGGGCGCATTGCGGTATAAGCAGCTTCCGAGCCGGAGGATCACGGGCGAAATCTTCACGGGACGGCATGTCGACCTGAATACGGTCGTTCGGGACGACAAATACCTCAAGGCGGGTTATTCCATCAACTCGATCGAACTGAATGCCCTCGACGATTCGTACGACAGCGAACTTATCGAAATGCCGGGACTGATCCGTACGGAAACTCCACCGGCGGACGACGACTGCCTCGCGATCTGGGAATCGCCGTTCCCTATCGGTAAAGTCATCCGTTGTCTGAATCTGCTCCTGTTGCATGCTGGGGATAAACGAACGGTCTACGCCTTCGACGCCGCGACCAAACGCACACGGGAGATCTACCGCCGCGGCCGGGCCTTCGAAATCTATCCGGCGGACGAGGGGCTCGTTGCGGTGGACGGTGAAACGATTTATTACCTCGACTATCGGGGAACCGTGCGTCAGATGTACACGCCACAGAGCGAATACCGAAACTTTGCGACTTACATGGACGGGTATTTCCATATCCTGAAAGAGTACCGGCAGTATATCGGCCCTCGCGATGGCAATGCCGGAGGACGCAGCGCCCGTGCATCGGATGCCGATCCGAATTACATCGCCTACCACTATCTTAACCGCCCGGAGTATAAATACGAGACGGAGGAGGAGAATACCTACCGCCGCGGGCCGGGCATTTCGGGCACGTCGCTGTCGGGCGAGATCCGGGGGATGCTGCGCACGGCGAATACCATCATCATCAATACCTCGCAGTATGCTTACCTGCACGATAAGCGCTTCGATAAGTCCTGCATGATGCAGCGCTTCGAGGCGGGAGCTGAGATCAAGACCGTTTCTGACAATTATCTCGGCCAGAACCTCGACGACGAGTTTTTGTTCTACCGCAGAGATTCGATTACCGAAAAGACCTTGCTGGAGCGCTCGGGCCGAGCGGCGGATCATGCCGACCATACGATGAGCGAGACGGTGCATTGTTGCAACGGCGACATCTTCCTACGGAATTTCCGCGACGATACGACGACGGGCATACGGAACGAAGCGGGTGCGGGGCAGATAATCATGGGGTTGTTCTTCATCTATGGCGATCTCTATATCGTGCGCGAACGGGCTATTTACAAATACACTGCGCAATAACACGAAACCGAAATGGAAACACTCTCTATCATTCTGAACTTTCTGCTGGCCAGCGGTCTTGCGGGCACGATCCTCTTTTTCAACTCGAAAAAGCGCAAGGAAAACGCTGCTGCCGACTCCGCCGAGCTGGAAAACACGGAAAAGGTCGTGGCGATACAATCCGAGCAGATCACGCGACTGGACGGGCGCGTGGAGAAATTAGAAGAGAAAGTCGACAAACTCGAAATCATCATCGAGCACAAAGACGTGGAGATCGACCGGAGCCGCATCGTCATCCGACAGGCGTACAGGTGCGCAACGCCGCCCGAACATTGCCCGGTCCTGCTCAAAAGAGCCGAGTTGGAACATAGAGACAGGAATCGCAATGAAGATGCCCAAAATCCGAACCTTTAATAAATGAGCCGAGGACTGAATAATTGCAACCGACATCGCGTAGCGAGAGCAGAGGCTGCTTGCAGGCCATGCCGAGCCGCAAGGAGGAAACGATTGCAGCGATGACATTACCAGAACAGACAACCGATATTATGAATGAGAAAACTTTGCCGAGAGGGATGCGCAATCGTAATCCGGGCAATATCCGCCGGTCGAAGATGAAATATCTGGGCGAGGTCACGCCTTCGCGCGATCCGGCCTTCAAGCAGTTCCGGACGACGGCATGGGGCTACCGCGCGATGTTCGTGTTGCTGGACTCCTATCGCCGCAAAGGCTACCGAACTCTCCGGCAGATGATCTCGCGCTATGCTCCGCCCATCGAGAACCATACCGAAAACTATATCCGTTGCGTGGCCGAATGGTCGGGCCTCGGCGCCGACGAACCGTTGGATACGCAGGCAGGCGAGATAATGATTCCCGTCGTTGCCGCCATATCGCGTATGGAGAACGGGCGGCCGGCGGTGTTGCCGGACGTCGAGGCGGGCTGGACGCTGTACCTACAATACAAACCCTAAACAGCCATGTCCCGGAGAATCGCCGATTTACTTATAAAGATCGGGGCCGACTCGTATGAGTTCCAGCAGAAGGCGCAGCAGGTCGAGAAAGGCCTCGGCTCGCTCGAAAAGAAGCTGACCGCAGTCGGCAAGTCGCTCTCGTTGAAGGTCACGGCTCCCCTTGCGGCGTTGGGCGGGGTGTCGCTGCATCTGGCCGATGTGCAGGCTAAAGCCGAGGCGAAGGTGCAGCAGGCGCTCAAGACGACCAATCAGGCTGTCGGCTACAACTTCCGACAGTTGGCCGACTACGCCTCCGAATTGCAGGGTAAGACGCTCTTCGGCGACGAGACGATCCTCGACAAATCCACCGCCCGCCTGTTGGCTTTCACCAATATTACGGGCGAGAACTTCAAGCGCACGCAGGCACTCGCGTTGGACCTCGCCACGGCGTTAGAGATGGATTTAGGTTCGGCGTCGCTGCAATTGGGCAAGGCGTTGAGCGATCCCGCGACGAAGCTCTCGTCGCTGTCGCGTGCCGGCATTACTTTCTCCAAGGAGCAGACGGAGGTGATCAAGCAACTCGCAGAGACGGGCAACGCGGCCAAAGCGCAGGCGATGATTCTCGACGAACTGGAAAAGAAGTTCGGGGGTCAGGCCGAAGCCGCCGCACGAACGGGACTCGGAGCCGTACAGCAGCTCAAAAACGCGTGGGGCGACTTCCTCGAACAGATAGGAGCCACAATCATGCCTTTCGCAACGAAGGTAGCGGGTGCGCTTTCGACGGTCGTGCAGATGCTGCAATCGATGTCGCCCGAAATGCGCAAAGTGATCGTCGTCGTGGCGGGGCTGGTCGCAGCAGTCGGTCCCCTTTCGCTCGGAATCGGTGCCGTGATCAAGGTGCTTCCGATGCTGGCGGCAGGATTTACGGCATTGCTGTCGCCCGTCGGATTGATTATGGCGGCGGTCATCGCGTTAGGTGCGGCATTCGCCTACGCCCGCATCCAGAAACAGAAGATGATCGACGAGATGGCCGAGACCGAATCGCTCGACGAGCTCGAACGCAAGTTGCAGGAAAATATCGCCAAGCAGAAAGAGATCATCGCCACGACGACCAAGACGCGGATGGTTCCGAACTTCGGCGGTTTGGTCGCCGGATTCACGCTTCAGAAAGTACCCGACGAATCGAAGATGGGACCGCTGCGCAAGGAGTACGACCTGCTGACAGCGGCGATCGAAAAGAAACGCGAGACGGAGAAGAAAGCCGCCGAAGCACAGTCCGAACTGGACAAGGTAACGGACGAAGCACGCAAGCGGACCGAAGAGCTGATGAAATCCATCGCCGGAGCCGATACGCAGACGGAGCGGAGTACGGGCATCATCGGCAAGTTGCAGGCGCAGATCGAAACCCTCGAAAAAAAGAAACTCTTGCCCGAATCGACCGTCGAAGATATCGCCGCGGCGAACGCCGAGATCGGGAAACTGCAAAAAGAGTTGGAGCGAATCAAGAATATCAAGCCCGAAGACCTGCAACCCGTCGTCAAGAAGGACGGCGTTCTACCAAAAGACTTCGAGTTGGAATTCCCTGCCCCGAAGCTCAAAATCGGCGATCTGAAGCCTGTCGTATCGCAATATGCCCAGCAGATGCAGGCGATCTTTGCATCGGTACGCGAGGGACTGTACGGCTGGGCGGAAGGTAACAGCGCATACTTGCAGGAGAATATCGCCGACACGGTTTCGATGGTCGATAACTATACGACGGCACTGACGGCGAAAGGCTGGTCGTTCTCGGCGGCATTGGAATATGTGCACGCCACGATTTCGGAGGTGATGACTCGGTTCGACCAGCAGGTATCGAAGTTTATGGCCGACAGCATCGTTGCGGCAGCCGAGGCTATCGGGCAGATCATCGCCGGCGATTTGGGATTCGGAGGACTGATGAAGGCGATCCTGACGCAGTTCGCCAACTTTCTCAAACAAATCGGTACGCAGCTCATCGAGTTCGGCGTGATGATCATCGCCTTCAAGTCGGCGTTGAAATCCGTCCTCGCCAATCCGTGGGCAGCGATCGCCATCGGTGCAGCGATGGTCGCGGCGGCAGCCGTGATGACGGCGCTCATCAACAAGAATGCGGAGAAGAGCGTTCCGGCACTGGCCAACGGCGGGTTGGCATACGGTCCGACCTATGCGATGGTCGGCGACAATCCCAATGCCGGCACGGATCCCGAAGTCATCGCCCCGCTGTCGAAGTTGCAGGCCATGCTCCCGGCGGGAGGCGCGACGCAGAACTTGCAAATAACTCTCGGCGGGCAGTTGACGGCCAAAGGCCGGGATTTGGTCTATGTTCTCGGAAAGGAGAACTTTAAGTCAGAGGTGATGGGTGGGTGATATATAATCCATTTTATTAATAAGATAATCTTTTGAACAATTTTCAAGAATATTATATTTTTTGACCAGATGAAACATATTTTCAAAATACAACGCATTATCATGAAGTAAGGCTAACTCGAATGCTGACATTTGTGCTTGTACAAATTGTGCATATTGAAAACATTTATATCTAATTTCTGCTTTCTCATCTACTTCGGTCGTTTTATTTTTTTGTGCATATTCAAATTGGTCGATAAATTTGAGTATGTGGTATAAATTTCTAAAATAGTGACCAATTGCATAATGATACCGTTTAAAGAATATTTCGTAAATGAATTTAACCCGTTCAACATCTCGTAAATTTTGAGCGCTTTCCCATTGTTCCTTCTTTATACCATATACTTTATTAAGTAATTGTCGACGACGTTGCTGCACTATTTGTTCTTCATGATCTTCTGGATTAAATGCCGGATCAGAATATGATTGCTCATATAATCCACTAATTATATAATCTATATATTCATCATCTTTATTATCATAGAATCCTTCATAAGTTGCTGCTCTTAAAGCTCGGTTAATTCTATTTCTCTCAATTATAGCAAACCGGAAAAAGTCTCGCCCCTGAATTGTAAATGTTTTAATTTCGTTTGTTCCAGATAGACCTGTAAATTGAGCTTTTATGTCATTAGTAATATTCTGTTGCGAATTTAATAAATTAAAAAAAGTCGTTTCAAAACTTACCATACGCGCATCCCAGTCTTGTTTTTTTATAGCAAGTAATTGAGATTTTAAGGTAAGATAAAGCATAAAAAAACCAGCTAAAGAAAATAGTGTACCAACAAATCCACCTATAAAATCACCATATTGACCGAATAATGTAGCATTGTGTTCTCCCGAGCCATCGTTAAATGGAGCACAAAACATAAATCGAAGAATAGTTAATACTCCTATGATGATAAAAAACCATGCACAAAGCGTTATCCAAGATTTTTTCATACTAATAAATTTGAGACTTTGTTTTCTCAAAGATAGTAAAAATTGGTTCATTTTTATTGCCGAAAAGTAGAAATTATGGACGAAGTACGGATCACAGACCTTGCGAGCGCCGCGGGACAGTTGGAGGAGTTCGACAAGTTCGAATTCATCGTCGACGTTCCGACGGCAGATGCGTCGATGAAGGTGTCGGGCCGGGAGATCAAGGGCATGATGGCTCCGAAAAAGCATACGCACGCCGTGTCCGACGTTACGGCGTTGACCGGCGAGTTGGATAAGAAGTTAGACAAGAAAGGCGGTGCGATTACGGGCGACCTCTCCGTCATGGGCGACACCTACCTGCGGCGACTGCATTTAGAGGAGTTCCTCGAAGTCCCGGAATACAGCTACAACCGCATCGAAACCCTCGTGGGCGACAAGTGGTCGGCACCGGGCGGCGGGATCGTCGAACTGGTCTCGCCGGAGAACTGTACGCTGACCGTCAAACTGGAGCAGGGCGAGATCGGAACCCTGCGTGAGGACGACCTCTGCATGGGCGTCTACCTCAACGCCGCGATGGATGCGTCGAGCGGGAATACCGAGGACGCGGACGACTCGTTCGGAAACCGCACCTATGCCGGATTCACGACCTGCTATTTTCGTCTCACGCAATGTCTCGACACTCAGACCTACGGCGAGTGGCAGTACGAACTCCGCGAAGGGTATCCCTACCATCCGCAGGCGGCGATGCAGATCGTGGCGTTCGGCAACAAGAGCGACAAGAACCGCCAGACCTCCCGATACGAGACGCGCACCTACCTGCGTTTTCTCGTGGGCATGGACGACTGGACGATTCGAACGGAGAATATCGCGGCGCAATTCGGCGACCTGACGAACCTCGCAAAGCACGGTCTCGACATGACGGGTTACTCGGCCTATCTGAAGAATATCTACCTCACAGGGTTTCTCTCCGACCGGCGCGGCGATTCGTGGTTCGACTCGGCGTCGGGCGATATGCAGCTCTTCAACCGGGATACGGGCTGCGGCGTGAGCTTCCGCGACGGCATCCTGCGCTTCGGGCGCATCGACCCCGCGAAGCCCGATGCCGGAACCGATCTGGACGCTTTGATGCAGACCCTGACGGACACATTGGAAACGCTCGGCCGGATCAACTCCGACGAGTATGTGTCGCCCGTAGAGAAATCGTTTCTGCGGGAGCGTTTGCAGGACATTCAGACCGAGTATGCGCAACTGCGCGACAGCGCCCTGCGGAACATCTCCGAAGTCCGTTACCGCTCTGTCGGCGGTCGGCAACTGACGGTCGGCGGCAAGCGGCGGATCCTGCGCGTCCTCAACGACGATTGGACGACCTACGAAACGGCTTACCTTATAGCTGTCGCCGCCATTGAGAAATATACGCAGGCCGAACCGGAGTTCATTCCCATCGAAGCCGATTTCGCACGGATCGAAGCCTACTACGAAGCCCGCACGACGATCGCTGGGCTGTTGGACAAAGCCTCGAAAGCCGCCGGCAGCGAATTGGCCTACCTGCGGGAGAACTTTCAGGACATATCTTCGGAAATCGACGCCGGAAGCGGCGTTGTGCTGTCGGGCTTTGTCGGCGTGAAGGACGAGAGCGACCGGAAGGTCGTGGCGGGCATGGCAGGCTGCTCGCTGACGGGAGTGAGCGAGGCGGCGCACGGCAAACTGATGTTCTTCGCCGGAGCGGACGGCATCGCCCATGCAGGCGCGGCCAAGACCCGCATCTACGAGGATGGGCATATCGACGTGGCCAGCGGAAACTTCACGGGAACGATCACCGCCACGAGCGGCAAAGTCGGGGGCTTCGAGATCGGCACATCGTCGCTCACGGCCAAAAGCGGATCGAACGAGATGCTGCTCACCTCCTACCTCATCCGCTTTATGGACAGCACGAACTCGCTCTTTATCGGTGCCGACGTTATGCCGTCGAGTATGGGCGGTGCAATTTCCTGTCCTATGCGTATCGAAGTAGCGCGGCAATCGGACTACGATTATTCTATGTACGGGAATGCGGGTCTCTGCCTCTCGGTTTCAGGCGTGAAGTCATGGGACGACAGCGTGCAAACCGGCAACCATGCGCTCTATATCCCGCACGGGGATATTTGCGGCTTCCGCCTGCGCACACGCCGCGTCTCCGGATCCCAGACCCTCTCGGCGTTGGACAACATCATTTTGGGCGTGAACAGCGCAGCCATCACCCTGACGCTGCCCGCCTCGCCGGAAGAGGGGCAGCTCTACTTCGTGAAATCCGTCTCTTCGGGCAATATCACCCTCGCCGTAGGAAGTTCCGCACACAAGATCAACGACGGCCGCACTAACCGCAAAACTTCATGGACGGTGTCGGGCGGACAAATTCTGATGGTCGTATGGGATCGGGTGAACTCCGTCTGGCACGGCGGCTACACCAACTGCAACTGATAAATACAAGATTATATGAAAAGCATCGACTTCAAATCGTTCGGTATGTTTACCGACATCACGCACGAGAAGCGCATTACGGGCGACGTCCGGCGGGAGTTCGCCGACCTCGTGTACCTGCGCACGGGCGGCATCGCGGCGCACGACCTGGCATTCCGCATCTACCACAGCGACGGCCCTGTGGAACTCACCGACGAAGAGGCGGCGATCGTGCAGGACACAGCACGCCGCTTCTGCAACGGGGCCTTTATCGACGGCCTCGCCGAACAACTCTCTAAAGACGCATAACGATGGCTGACACGACACCTTCGGGCATAACGATCGCCGAACTGACAAAGGTTTCGACGCTCGCCGCGACCGATCTTCTGGAAATCGACCGCAACGGCACGGGAGCTGCCGTGAGTTACGCGACACTCGTTACGGAAATGAGCAAATCGCTCGGACTGGCGGGCATTGCGGAGGCTTTGGAACTTATTATCGGATAAACTATGGCTGCCTCTTTTTCCGCATTGCTGATACGTTTGGCAGCGCTGCGTTCGCAGTTTGCAGCAACGCTCCGCGAGAAAGGCGTCGCGGCCGCCGCGAACGATACGCTGGCCGTACTGATCGAAAAGACGGCGTTGGTGGACAGCACCAGCGGCATGAACCAGATCCGAAATGGGTACGAACTCTTCCGGGGCAATACGACGATGTCGGTGTTCCCGACCTTCGACACCGCTGCATTCGACTCCATGTACCGGATGTGCGAAGGGTGCTCGGCGCTGGAACGTGTCCCGACGCTCGACACGTCGAAAGTGACGAATATGATGTACGCTTTCTACGGCTGTACGAATTTGCAGGAGATCGGAGGGCTGGATACATCGCAGATAACCTCTGCATCGGAGTTGTTCCACGGCTGCAAAAGCCTGCGCAGGATCGGCGGCGTGCTCGACTTCTCGAAAGTGAAATCGCAGGTCGATTCGACGTTCGTCGCATGTGCCGCGTTGGAGGAGGTGACGTTTGCCGGGACGATCGGTGTCGATATTGCCCTAAACGGCTGTCCGAAGCTGACGGTCGGAAGCCTGCTGTCACTGCTCAACGCCCTGAAGAACGGCGGAACGGGCCTGACATGCAATATCGGCACGAAGAACCGAGCAAAGCTCTCTGCGGCACAACAGGCGATCGCTACTGACAAGGGGTGGGTGCTGACATGA